ACCTTCTTCATAATCATCCAACAACTCACTAGTCATTCCAGCGGCGTTGGCATTAGCAGAGAAGTCAATACCAGTTCCTGCTGTTGAGAATTTTAGGTTACCATTAGAAATTTGAACTTCACCAGCAGAAGTTATACGAAGTCTTTCTGTTCCCGCTGTCGCAAATGTTAGTGTGCCATTGCTTGATCTTTGTGCATCAAGAATTACACCCGCATCGTTATCTGTTTTCTGAAATGTTGATATTTTTAGACCAGAACTCGAACTACCAAATGTTGCTTGTTGTCCGTTAGTAGTTCCACTACTATGAAATGTAGTCTGTGGAGAAATTAAATTAATACCAACTTTACCATCGGAAGTTATACGAAGTCTTTCTGTATTATTAGTTTGAAATGCTAAAACATGATCAGTAGTTGTACCAAATAACATGCCTCTATCGGCGGCAGCATCAATATATTTAACTTCAGCTTTTACATTATCAGATGCTATGTTCCATCGCTGCAAGTCTTCATCATTTCCTGCACCAGCAGTTACAGTACCTTTAACTTCCAAACCAATATTAGTTTCCCACATTCCACTGGCATTACTATAAGTAATAGTCTTATCAGTATCTCCCTTCAGTGTAATTCCACCACCATCTGCTAAGGCATCGGTAGGTGATCCGCTAGTTCCAAGTTCAATATTTTTATCTTCTACTGTTAAAGTAGTTGTATCAATGACTGTTGATGTACCAGAGATATCAAGGTTACCTACAACATAAAGATCTTTATAAACAATAACTCTTTCAGATGAATCAGTCGTCTGAAAGGTAATGTAAGTATTAGCACCCTCTTTGATAGCAAGAGAGTTTGCTGTATTATCTTTAATAGTAATGTTTGTTCCTGAGTTTGCAAGATTTACATTCTCAGTAACCTTCAGTGAATTATTAATTATGGTTTCACCAACACCGTTACTAGCACCAATCCTAACATCATTATTATTAATCAGTAAATCAAAAGTATTTTCTGATGAAAGAATTTCACCACCATTGACATTTAAATCACCATCTAGGATGGTATCATCAGATCTAATATTAAAGTTACTGTTTACTCCAGTGCTTCCAAAAGTACTGAGACCAGTTGTTACATTAGATGCAGCACTAAAAGCATTGACTGTTGTTGCTGTGGTATTGAAAACATTAATAGTAGATTGTGGTGTATTAATAGTACCATTTCTTATAAGAAGAGTACCAACCGAATCACTACCTAGTGTAATACTAGTGGCGTCCATAAGGACTTGTGCAGTAGTAATATAATCATTGAAAATAGTTGCTGTCGTTACAGTACTAGGATCAACCTTAATAATACCTGAATTTACTGCAAGATTTCCAGTAAGTGTACTATTTAAATCTACTTCTAATGTATCAATAGAAGCAGTTCCATCAATCCATAAGTTATTCCATTGCTTGTTAAGACTACCTAAATTATAATTCGCTGTGCTATCAGGAACGATACTTGATTGAATATCTGCGTTAATTACAATATTATCAGTATCAAGATCACCGAATGTTAATGTTCCTCCAGTTCCAGAACCAGCTCTAAATGTAATATCTCCGTCTACTTCTAAGTTACCAGTAACGGCAAGACTGGTAGTTAATCCTAATTTATTAGCATCTACCTTATAAAATCCTTGACCTGCATCCCAGAATAAACTTGGTGATGCTAGTGTGCCATCATCCATCCCAATAGTTTGGTTTGATAAATCAACATCACCAGTGATGATCTCATTGATTGCAGTAACTACAACATTTGTCGGTGTTAGTAATAAACTTGCATCTCCCACATCAGCGCCGATCAGATTAAGCATCTGACGCTGTTGCTCGAATGTAAAACTAACTAATACTTCTCTAATTGCCATTTGTAAGTTTCTTTAGTAACTGCTTGATTTCATCAAGTTCTTGCTTCAAAGTATTTATCTCGTTTCTCATGCCAGTTCTATTTTGTTTGGCTATCATATATTTTTCATATTCCGAACGATTGGAATTGATCACAGCACCACTTTGTGCATCACGATATAAGTTGCTGTGACCTTCTACTTTGATCTTATTCATTAGGAGTGAGCGATGGCACGAATGTCTTCAATTCTTGGAGCAAGTGATGGATCATTTCCGACAAACACAATTTTAATTGCGAATGATGAGAATGGTTTCAGATCATTTACGCTATAAGCATATTCCAGATATGAACCTAAATCTTCTACCGATTGAGAGAAAGATTTAAGATTACTTGGAATTACAATATCTGTATTGTCTGAGTATCCTGTGCCATTGAAGGCTTCCCATGAGATATTCTTGAAATCGTCAGAACTGCCATCAGGTCTTACTTTGTAGAAGACTTTGATATTTTTATTATCAAACATATTTGCAGTAATTTTACAATCAAGAGATGTTCCTGGAGTTTCTAATGTTACCTCTTTAGTGAGATACTTAGAAGATGAAGAACTATTAAACGAACTTTCATCAACATATAAGAAACCATTAGATCCCGTGATTGAATTAATAAGTCTACTCGTTTGTGGAGATGTTCCTGTGTTACTATCATCAATAATGTCACCAGCTGCGAATAAATCCTCAGTAGTAACTTTAACTTTCAGCGATCCAGTTCCAGAATCCCAACCAATAACAATACCAGATTTGAGTATGGTAGTATCTAATGTTGCTGTGACTGCACTTTGAGTAACAGGATTACCTGCGACAAAAGTTCCTGTAATATCAATCAATTTTAATGTACTATTTGATAAATCAACATCAACAATTTGAGCTGACGCACCACCCTGTATTAATCTAGTAGAAGTATCAATAGTATTGATAAAATCACCACCACCCGGACTAGAATAAGTGAACACTCCTGTAGAAACTACATCAGGACTAACAGTTGATACTGTATAGTCTGAACTTACATCTACATTCAAAGTTTGAGAGACAGTACCAAACCTATCTTCATTACCAGTTGGATTATCCATTCGGGAAGAAACAGTAATTAAATTACATCTGTTCGCATCAAGTACAGGCGAGATATTATCTCTTGATGTTTGAAGTGAAATAGTTTGAGTTACAGATCTTTCTCCATTCATTAAAGATGATTGCCCTCTGTATACTTCATTGACTGCCGAGGCAATTACTCTACTTTCTTCAAAATAATAATTGTCATTAGAAGTAATGAAGTAGGTAGGAGAAATTTTATATTCATTAGTTGTATTTGAGTCAACTGGTTTTCCATAAACAGTTTTGATATTCTGAGAAACTGTTGATGATGGGAAACTTAGAAGAGCAACTTGGGGAGAAACGATTTGATATAACTTATTGGTGGTTGCTGTCATTGCATTTCCACCTCCAGAACCACTTCCAGACATAGCAACATTAGCAGCATTCCAAAGAGTAGTATCAATAAAAATGCAATACTCATCGATACCAACATTACTAACTGAATGCAAACCATTGATTAATGATACAGGAACTCCAAAAATACCATTTTCGGCACCAGCACCAACAACATTATCGAGTACAACAAGATCACCTTCTTTCATGCCATGATTGGGTTGATTGACACGAAGAATTTTTTGGTTTGAACCAAATAGTGCTGAGGTTCCTAAAGTTTCATCAACAGAAATAGCATTTGCAGGAAGTTCTACGACATCTAAATCATCATTCACTAATTCAATATTTGCTGTTCCTGCAGTATTAAATACACATCTGTTAGCAACAAACTTGAGGTCTTGTAATTTATCTTCGACCCACGCTGAAGAATTCTGTGACTTATATAGCGATCCTACATTTGGTTGAGTGGCAGCAGCAATAACACTATTCAAAAGTGCATCTCCTACTACAGAACTGTATAAAGTATAATCTTTAGATGATGTAGTTACGACTACAGCATATGTTGCATCATTCCGTAAATAAATAGGTGACTTAAAATTAAACTTAGTTTTATTTGAAGCATCAGTTGAAGTAGAAATACCCATTCTAACAGCTGGATTTGTCACTTTAAATACCGCTGTAGCAGATGCTAAATTATCACCACCAGAAATAATTACTGTTGGTGCGGTATAATAACCGGATCCTTTGTTTGATAGATTGACATCATATACTTTACCATTATAAATTTTAGCTGATGCAGTAGCAGAAGAACCAAATGAACCACCAATGTCGCCAGTAATATTAACTGTTGTAGTCGAATCTTCGTATTGAGAACCAAAGCTAGTAACTTTAATTTTTTCAACAATACCAGAATCATCATCTACATTGAATACAGTAGATATGATTGCAGGAGATCTGTTGACCGTAAATTCTTCACCGGCAAGGAATTCAATTCCATTATGGTTTGAAAGAATTAAGTTATATCTAGCGTTTGCTGTTGTGACAGTTAAATTAGTTTTAATTGTTCCTACAGCACCAGAAGTTTTTCCAGTGATTGTTTCCCCAGCAAGGAGTGTAATACCTTGAGGTACATCATCACTAATCTTAATTCTAAGTCTAGTATCAGAATCCAGAGTACATTCACTAAAAGGTAAAACTGTTCTTGTAGGGACACCACCATTAGTTTCGGTTAAATATACACTTACAGGTCTATTAGTATCTTCTTCAGTTGGAGTTGCTTTATTTGCAAAGTAAAGATCAATACTAGAAAGGAATACTCCCTCCTCAAAACCAGAAACTCGGAATGTTTGAGCGAGAGGATCTAATAATCCAGACTGGTTGATATTAACTAAGGAACTACCAACATACTGAACCGTATCAGAATTTGAAGTTGATCTTCTGCTGATATAAGGAACTCTAGTAGATTGGATAGAAGTTGTAAATGTTTCTGGCAATCCAGTTACATTATATGATGCTTCTGCAAAAGTAGAAACATCTGCATTAGAACCACTATTCGTACCACTCGATGTTAATCTAAATGATTTGCTGCCAACAACAAACGATTTCTTGGAACTTGCAACATCATAAAATGTTCCAGGAGAAGTTTGTAGATCAATTGTTTTCTTACTTTTGATTGGAGCATATCCATTAGGAATTAAGAAAATACCACTGATGCTTCCATTATCATCAGTAACAATATCTTCACCAAAACCTTTTTCAGCATATCCAGCAATACCAGTAAATGGTGTTGTGATATTAGTTACATCATCTGGATTTACCCATGAAGAAACTGAGATGCCATCGAAGAAAGCATACAACTTAGTATTTGGTTCTAAACCACTAACAACAAATTCAACTTTCTTAGTTCTGATATAAGGATTATAAGGAGTTGCTAAAGATCTTTGACCTCTGTCTAATGCAGCAGATCCATAAGGTGAAACTCTATTTAATGTACCATTTCTGGATCTCGTTCTAGTCTTACTAGCGATAGCAACATCAGGTACAGCAGCAAATTGGTTGGAAGAACCAGTAAAGTTAGTAGAGTTATTCAGAGCATATGTTGGAGTTCCAGTCCATGAGATCTGCCATTCATTCCAAAGACTTCCCCACAACTCAGGATTGTTATTTTTGATATTATCAAAAACTGAGTTCTCATTTACAATTAATTCAGGTGCTGTATAAGTATCTTTCCACTCATCGATATTAGGTTCTAATGTCATCACCCCAGTAAACTTTGCTGATTTATTTGGGTTGACTGTAATAGTTTTAGTGGCAGCTAAATTTTCTACTGTTGTTATCTCAGTATAAGGTAGCATGATAAGCTCACCTTTTCTTACATAACCACTAGCAGCTCTTTGAGCGTCATTTAAATCTTTTTCGATAAGACTTGTTTGAGAGGCAGCATAACTAGGTCTTAAAATTCCTAACTGAGTGTCAACAGCACATTTATAATCTGTTGATGCTGTATTACCAATTCCATGACCTTCAAAGTTATCTACAAGAATACCATTCTTAAATCTATCATTACCAAACTCATCTCTGACTTGGGTATTGAATGTATCCTGCTCCAGAAGACTTAATACTGTATAGTATTCAAGTTTCTCAACTCTCTTCTCAAGTTTACCGATATCACGCATCGTGTAACGACGGTTATCGAAACTCTTAGAAGTGATGTCAGAAAGACTGTAGGTATAAGCAGGGATGTTTAAGTGATATAAAAGAATACCATCAGAAATTTCTTGAGGTGTCTGTGGGTTTAATGCTGGAGTTCCTTTTGAAACAACAAAACCACCACTCTTACTAATGTAAACAGCATCAATTCTATTCAGATAGAATTCATATCCAGAATCGAAAGATGTTCCTGCAATAGGAAGTGTGGATGGTGAAGATCCTGTTCCAGTAAACTTAAGAGCATTTACAGTTACTTTATCACTATATCCAGGAAGAACCGTAGCTGTGTCTAGACCATCATAGTCAGAAACTCTGGGTCTAAAGTCAACTGTATCTCTAAGTGAGATCTTTCCATAAACACTTGAATTATAATATGGAATATCACTATAAGTAATATTAGTATATGAGTCTACCGTAAAGTAATCACCAGTGTTAACACCACCAATATGCTTAAAGTAATCAAATACTACAAGAAGTTTACTAGTAGGTGCAATTGCTCCTGGTTTTAATGTAATGCGAGCAAGATCGTAGTGTGTATCTCTTTGACCGCCGTCAAAATCAAAACGATCAGTAACCTCAACGTCATTATTAGTAGCATCTGCAGCAGTAGCAGACATGTAAACTGCTTTTAATTTTAATCCATCAGCATACTCAATTGGAATTGATGGATCGGAAAATCCTGTAGATACATTGTATTCTTGATTTTCTACAAGAATTTTAGTCTTCGGAGAAGTATCTGCCTTTCTTACAGGAGCAATTAACTTAAACGGAATGTCAGCAAATGTGGCACCAAGATCAAGTGTGATACTCTGAGCACTATTACCCAAAGATACTTTAGGACTATTGGGATCACTATTACCGAGATCAAGTAATTCACCTGTATTTGGGTTTGACATTATATAATTTTCTGATGTGTATCCAAGGAACTGTTCGTTCGTTCCTACGCTGATACTGATAGAACCACTATTATCGAGATTTCCTAAGAATTCTTGCTGTACGGTATAATCAATATTGGTGTTATCGGGATCCAACACCATTGTTTTCACATGCTTATTTGGTAGTGGATATAGTAAAGTATTGGATTCGGCACCAAAAAGTTTTGAACGAATTCTAGAAATTTTCTTAGTTGCAAAACCTGAAAGAACAGCACCATAGATAAAGATTTTGGCAGCACCTCCAGTACCATCAGGTACTGAATATTTTACTAAGTATTTTCTGGTAACACCAGAATTATCAACAACAGCAATAACATCTCCTTTTACTAGATCTACATCTGGTCTGGAACCAAGGTTATCTGCAGTAATGAAATAGTTTCCTGGATTGGCGCTAAATGTAGCTCCATTGTCGATATAATATGAAAGATCATTACTGTAAATATCACCTGCAAAATTATTTCCTGTCGTAGCATTAAAGAAACTCTTTACAAAAGATGAATCATAATTTACGATAGTACTATCATTCAAATCTGCAGAAACAACACATCCAGATCCAGTTGGGTCAACAATTTCTATAGTGGGAGCAGTCGTAAATGTTCCCATTGCTGCTCTTGCAGCATCTGTGATCACAATAGATCTAATTTCATTATTTAAAATAGTGACATTTGAAGATCCAATTTCAGTAAGTCTATTTACACCATTAACATTGATTGCAGTGATGTCTGTATTGGCGGCATATGTCGCGCCAAAAGATATCATTTTAAGTGACGCTAAAGAACCTTTTGGTTCTACAAAATTATATGGTGTTGTAGTTCCATCTTGCTCTGAAAGTAAAGTTTCCCCATCAGCAAAACTACCGGAAACTCTGGATAAAATTAATTCATTTGTATCAGTGAGTAATTGCTCTACAATACCTCTAGCACCGCTTGTCTGTCCGGTAATAAATTTACCTACCGAGAAATTTAGTGGATTTTGGCATAAAATTTTAGTAAAGTATTCTACTCCAAACAAACCAAGTTTATGAAGGCATGATTTATCATAAACTCCATTTGTGGCAGTTCCGGTTAGAAATTTAATGGATTTAGTTTTACCAATACCAATATAAGGTGTCGTAAGTCTTTCTGCTGTTTTCAATGTTCCAGAAACAGCACCCATGGTGATATTTTCACCAATACTAAATCCAACTGATGATGGTTTAGTAAGAATAGCAACTGCCTCAGTTAAATTGCTGCTTAATTGGTAGTATCTAACTTGACCAGAAAGAGCACCATTACTCCAGTTGCTATTTAATGCAACTACATCTGCAGAAGATAAAGTCTCGACTGTAACCATCCAGAAATTTTCTGCTTCTGGTGCAGTGCCGTCGAGATTAGCAGTTGTTTCTCCAAATACAACGTCAGTATACTTATCATATAATTTAAGTTCCTGATAAGCATTAGTGCTAAGTAAACCAGTACCAGTCAATGACGAAGACTTACTTTCAACATCAGGGAATGATAAAAGATTAGTTACTGTGAAGTTGGATCCTTCGCCAGGACTCAGTGAATTATTTTCTTGGGTTTCAGTTGTTCTTGCTTTATCAATTTCAACATATCTTACTGATGTAGTTTCAATTTCATATCCTTTTACATATGCCTTTCCAGGTTCAATGACTGCTACAAATTTACCTTCTGATCCACCTTGAGATGCAGAGTATACACCATTATTATCTGCAGTTGCTAAACTTTCTTTAAAGTTTAATAGAAACTCTTTGACGACATAATCACCGGATTCGTCAAATGTTCTTCTAGCAAGAATATCTTCAATAAGACCATTAGGAGAAACAAGATCTACAGTAGCATCGACATTTCCATTTCTTACTTGAAGTAACTCTACAAAATCTTTTTGTGCTTCTAAGTTAATAGGTCTTGTTACTAACGTTACAGATAACTTAAGTCTGTGAGCGCCAGGAGCAGCATAGTTAGAATAACCTTGAGCGTTATCAAGCAGAGAGAAGTCCTCTTCTGGAGTAATAAGTTGCTCTGATACAATAAAACCTACTTTATAAGTAGGAGTATTACCATACTTGTCTAAAAGTATAGTAGCATTCTCATTTTTTACCAAAGATCCATTGATAAAATAGATACCTTCTCTAACTGAAACAGCAGAGCCATACCCCATGGCAGCACTTTGAGTAGGTTTCACATTTCCAGTAATACCAACAATTGCTGTAGGAGCTCCTGGTGAATTAGAAGTGATGGTCTCACCTTCACTAAATGTAACTGCAGTATTACTATTACCACCAGTTTCATACTTAACAAACAAAGTAGGAGAATCTGTTGATGTGGAAGCTGTGGCATTTAATACCGTAGCAACTACACCAGAAATATTACCCGTCATTTTCTTACCGATATAATCGGTAATTTGTAAGTTATTTGTGAAGGAACTTACCTTCACATAACTATACTGCTTATCTACAATAACTTCCCCAGGAACAACAACAGATCCCTGTCTAAAGTTTGCTTTAGCGAGACTTTCGACTTGATTTTGTAGAATAGATTGTAGAGTTGTTAACTCCCTAGATTGAATTGAGTATCCAGGTCTGAAAAGAACTCTATAAAAGTTACTATTCGGATCAAAATCATCAAAGTATGGAGCTTTGTTTAGATTAGTACTCTGGGGCATATTACTAGACTAGAATGTTGTTTTGATCTTATATGGTATATATTAGAATTCTACGACCAATTTGACATCTTCAATTTGATCAATAGAACGAGAAACAGTTCTTCTGTTCTCAACATAAATGATGTCACCAGTATATTTTTTAATTTCTGGTGCTGAATAACCATTAGCAAAAGTTAGATTGGAAGTAGTCAAACTGTAAGTAGTATCTGGAGTTTCAACAGATGATGAAAGTGCTCCAGTGATTGCATTTGAACCAGAGAAAGGAGTTAAATCTCCACCCTGGTTACCGGTAACAATGTGCTCGTAGCTGCTCTGATAAACTTTAAGAATTTTAGTAGCAGAATCCCAAGAGACGACTTTACCAGTAGCGCCAGTTGTAGTTTGCGTTACAGTTTCGTCAATA